GAGAGACGGTTGAGCAGATTGCCAACATGACAGACGCAGTATTTGCCAAAGTAGGCATGGGCGCACAAGCGGATAGAACCGCAGCTAAAGCTTATCTGGCATTAGCACAAGACAGCGCATTAGCACAGAAGCAAGCGCTTGAATTAGAGCGTAACGCCTCTGAAATGGCAGACCTTAAACAACAAATTAAAGACCTCGCAGCAATGGTTGAAAGCCAAAACAAAGGCACATTGCACGTGAAATCAAAAGGATAATACATGACTTGCCTAACGATTGTTCAAAGCGTATGCCAAGAGTTAGGCATCAATGTACCTAATGCAGTAGCGACTTCAGCCGACCCGCAAATCACACAGATGTTCGCCTTACTCAACAAAGAAGGTAAAGCGTTACGTGACCGACCAGCAGAAGGCTGGCAAGCACTACAGCTACAAGCTACCTTCACCACAGTAGCAACCGAGATACAAACGACAGTCGAAGCGGTAGCACCTAACTATCGCTATATCCTGAATAACACGATATGGGACAGGTCAAATCGTCGCCCTATCTTTGGTCCACTGACTCCGCAACAATGGCAAATGCAAAAAGGCTGGTTCTCGACTGGCCCTTACTCACAATACAGAATTCAGAACGGTAATATCGAATTTGTACCTGTACCAACAGCAGGCAATTCATGTGCATTTGAATATGCTACTCGCGCATGGGTAACGGATGGCAGCTTGAACTATGTAGAATTCACCGCAGACACGCAAACCAGTTTAATCAATGAAGAATTACTTAAACTCGGATTGTTGTATCGCTGGAAGCAAGTAAAAGGTCTGGATTACAGCGAGAATAAAATCGAGTATGAAGATAGGGTAAATCAAGCAATCGCGCGTGATACGCCTAAACCAATACTAGCAATGTCACGCATGAATTATAACCTTCCTAACCTTTACATCCAGGATGGGAATTTTCCAGGATGAGGCAAGCAACAGTAAAACGCAGGATTAGCAGGACTTACTCTGTGCCAGCACCAACCAAAGGCTGGAATACGCTCGATTCAATTGCCTTGATGGATGAGCACTACGCGGTCATCCTACAGAACTTCATTCCCACTTCGTCGAGTGTCGCTTTGCGTAAAGGTAACTCCTTATGGATTACTGGAATTACCGGACGCGTAGAGACTTTGATGGCCTATAACAATGGCTCGAGCTCTAAATTATTCGCCATAGTAGGCGGTTCTATTTATGACGTGACCAATACAGGGGCTTTAGGTGCGCCAGTAGTCACAGGTAAAAGTAACTCGCGCTGGCAGTATGTGAATTACCCAACGTCTGGCGGTTATTATTTATATGCCGTGAATGGCGTAGATGCGCCGCTACTGTATGACGGCGCTACATGGACGAGCATCACCGCAGTATCAACCCCAGCGATTACAGGGGTAACAACGACTAACCTAATCAATGTGACGGTGTTTAAGAATAGATTATGGTTTGTTGAAAACAACAGTTTACGCGCATGGTTTATGCCCACCGCTTCGATAGGCGGTGCAGCCAGTGTGTTAGACCTGTCTAGTTTATTTGCTAGAGGCGGTTATCTCATGGCAATGGGCGACTGGACATTGGACAGTGGGCAAGGTGTAGATGATTACGCGGTATTCATTACCAGCGAGGGAGAGGTTGCAGTTTATAAGGGCACAGACCCCGCTACCGCAGCGACATGGGCATTAGTAGGAATATACCAAGTAGGTTCGCCTATTGGCAGAAGGTGTATGGCTAAATTTGCATCTGACCTCATAATTATCAACCAGGACGGCTTGCAACTTATGAGTGCTGCGTTAAGTTCCTCAAGAGCTTACAAACAGCCCAGTGTTACGGACAAGATACAGCCTTCTATTACCGATGCGGTAACGGCTTATAGTGCCAATTTTGGCTGGGAAACCACCATCGTATCCAAAGAAAACCTATTGATGATGAATATACCCGTTGTGGGCGGTTCACAACAATACGTCATGAATACTTTGACCAAAGGCTGGTGTAACTTTACAGGATGGGACGCTGCATGTTTTGAGATACTCAATGACCAGTTGTATTTTGGTACGACCAACGGGGTATATAAAGCTTTAGTCGGTACATCGGATAACGGTGTAGCTATCTCTGGCGAAGCCTTACAAGCTTTTTCTTCTATGGGTACGTCTAGTATCAAGTATTTTGAAATGGCACGCCCTATCATCTCGGTAGACACTTCTAATGTTGGTATTTTACTTGGGCTGAATGTGGACTTTGACATTTCTGCACCTGTTGGAACACCTACGTTTACCACTTCTACGGTAGGCACTTGGGATTCGGCATTATGGGACGCAGGCGTATGGGGCGGCAGTCTAGCGATTAAGAAAGACTGGCAGACGGTTGGCGGCATTGGCTATACCGGAGCTTTGCATATGAAAACGCAATCCTCTACCGCTTCTTTGCAGTGGGCTGCGACTGATTATACCTATCAAACTGGGTCGGGTTTTGTTTAATGTTGCAAACCGTTATTGATTTTAATGAATGCCCCAACCGAATTATCGGGCATTGGGTAGTTGAAAAGTCTGGCGGTAGGTGTTTAGAGGGCGCAACAGCGATAGGCATAGAGAAGGATGGCGTATTGCAAGTTGGAATTATGTATGACGGATGGACTGGGGTAAATGGTTCGGTCATGATGCACTCGCGCTGCGACAATCCAAAAGCCACTTCAAAGAAATTTTACTGGATGATATTTGATTACCCGTTTAACCAGTTAAAAGTCAGAAGATGCACGGTGATGGTGCATATAGAAAATCACCATGCTATAGAAATAAATAAACGATTAGGTTTTAGCTATGAGGCAACCCTTAAAGACTACTTTCCTGACGGTGACGCAATTATTATGAAAATGACCCGTGAAGAATGTAAATGGATAAAGGATGAGCATGAAACAAATACTTAATAAATGGTTATGGAATTACATGGTTTCATGTGGTTTTATCCTGTTTGGAGGGGGTAAGTCCGATGCGCCAAACGCACCAGATTACACCGCAGCAGCGCAAGCCACTGCACAAGGTAATGCCGATGCTGCAAGGATTGCAGCAAAAGCCAACCGCGTATCTCAATACACCCCCTACGGTAATTTGATTTATACGCAAGGCAATGGTGCACCTACTTTCAATCAAACTGCTTATGATAATGCGTATAAGAACTTTCAAACACAGCAACAACAATATAATCAACAGCAATCTACAAGTAATCCACTTGGCAAAACTAATGGTATTTATGGTAATAAAGGAATTTCGCCAACTGCTCCAAACATTAATGACTTCTATACCAAGGGCGACCAAGATACTTGGACTGCTACGCAAACCCTTAGCCCAGCAGAACAGGCTAAACTAGATAAGAATAATGCTTTATCACTAGGCTTATTAGACACGGCTCAACTAGGTTTAAGCGGTGTTAATGAAAACCTTAAGAATGGGTTTGATTTCAGTAAGTTACCAGCCGCACAAGTTAACGCGGGTCAAACCGCACAAGATGCCATAATGGCTAGGCTTAACCCTTCTTTCCAGCAATCAGAAGATGCACTTAGGACACGTTTAGTTAATCAAGGTGTACGCCCTGGTTCACAAGCATGGGATAACGAGTTTAATAACTTCCAGCAAGGAAAAAATGATGCCTACTCACAAGCCGCACTCAAAGGCATTGATGTAGGACAGCAAGCGCGTCAACAAGCCTTGCAAGAACAGGAATTCGGACGTACAGAAGGTTTGAATATCGTCAACGCGCTTAGAACAGGCAATCAAGTACAGCAACCTAACTTTATCAACACGCCACAGCAAGCCACGACTGCTGGGGCTGATTTACTAGGCGCGACCAATGCTCAATATCAAGCGCAATCTGGCAATGTGAACGCACAAAATGCCCAATCAGCCAACACCACGAACGGATTGATAAGTTTAGCTGGAACTGCTGGTACATTTTTCCTATGATAGCTCTAGCCTTTAGTGGTGGTAAGGATTCACTGGCCTGTTTGTACCTTAACAAAGAACGTTTACATGAAATCACCGTGTTATGGGTGAATACAGGTAAGAACTATCCAGACACGTTAGAAACGATTAATCAAGTAAAGTCGATGTGTCAGTCATTTATTGAGATTAAATCAGCCAGAGACGTGCAAAATGATGTTTACGGCCTACCGTCAGACGTTATTCCGTTCGCAAATACCAAGTTTGGACAAAATGTCACTGGCAAGACCGAAACTCTAATCCAGCCTTACTTTGCATGTTGTTACGACAACATCACTAAACCTTTGATGGATAAATGCAAAGAATTAGGCGTGACTGAGTTGATTTCTGGTAAACGTGATGATGAAAAGCATAAATCCTCTGATGGCGGAATCGTAGATGGTATTTTGCACACACATCCGATTCATGACTGGACTAGTGAGCAAGTGTTGGAATATTTAGCCTTTCACATGGAATTGCCTGAGCACTTTAAATTTAGCCATACTTCGCTAGATTGTTATGACTGTTCAGCCTACATGAAAGATACTAATGATATTTTTGAATGGTCTAAGAAATATCCTGATTTACACGCTAAAAAAGTATTCCGTATCAACCAAGTTAAAGCAGTATTAAAAGAATCAATGGAGGCGTATAATTAACAAAGCCGTAAAGAGTAACTAGCTCGATACGGCTTCTAATCAATTCACCTTACTGGAGGCTACTATGACTGACAAAATTTTAACACAGCCAATTGAAACAACATACGAAGTTAAATATTTTAAATGCAATAAAAATCATAAACATTTAACATATAATGCCGCGCAAAAATGCATTGATAAATTTGATATTACAAAAAGACAAATAGAATTTAAAAAAATAAGAGATGACATAGATATTATTATAAATTTGCGAGATGTAGAAAAATTAACATTTACTGAAATTGGCAAAAAATATGCTGTAAGTCCAAACAGAGCTAGGCAAAAATATATAGAAGCCTTTAGAAAAAAATCAATGTACAGCCGAATGGCTTTTGATGGCCTTTCAAATAATCTTAAAAATGTAATTCACGACATAGTAGATTGTAATGTTTGGGAAACTGATGACAAAGATATTGCAAAACACTTGGCAAAACTTAAATGTAATGTTGTGTTGAGACAACCAAATTTAGGCAAAACAAAATTTTATTTACTTGAATGCTTCTTAAAAAAATATAATTTAGAATTTGCAAAATAACAAACAAGCCCCTTCATTGGGGTTTTTTTATTGGGAAAATAATATGAGTTTAATGCCGATGAATCAAGGGATATATGGTCAGCCCGTGAATGACAGTAATGTGCTGATGCAAGACATAAGTTCTCAGAGGCGGTTAGCTGAGCAACTCAGACAGCAAGGTAGTCAAGAGTTGCAAGGCCAAATGATATCTGGTCATTATGTAGCACCATCTTGGTCACAGGGCTTGGCTAAAGTATTGCAACAAGGACTTGGCGCCAAACTTGAGGGTGATGCACAGAAAAAAGAGAAAGACTACAACAACGAGAAGAACCGTAAACTAGCCGAATTCCTTGCAGGTAACAAAGCGCAAACCGTACAGCAAGGCACAACTGAAACAAGTACAATGCCTGCTTATACGCCTGAACAGCAAGACCAGTTCGGTTCACCATTACCTAACGTACAACGCCAGCCTGTAATTACTCAAACCCCTAATATGGTGACTGAGACTCCTGACCAGGTACAAGAGCGCCAACGCATGGCAGGTTATCAACTAGCCAGCCAATACCAAGGCGACCCAGCAATAACAATGGCATTAGGTGATTTGAATCACCAGCGTGACCGTGGCGAACGTCAATTGGATATTGCAGACCAACGTGGCTATGAAGGTGGAGTTCGTAAAGAGGAAAGACAATTCAAGGTTGAGGATAGAGATGCTAACCAAGAATTCCAACGTATACAGCAAAAAGAGCAATTCGGGCAACAGCTTACGATGCAAGAGAAACAATTTGCACAAGCATGGAAACTTCAAGGCAGCCAACAAAGATTCCAGACTGGCATAGAAAAAATGAAGCTCGCCGCACAAGAAGCCGATACCCCGCAATTGGGCGATGATGCTTTATCTGCCGCCGCGCAACGCTACAGGCAAACAGGTATTATTCCGCCATTAGGCCAAGGTAAAGCCGCGTCTGCATTACGTTCATCAATTATTAACCGTGCTTCTGTGCTAGACAAAGCCGAAGGCATTGACGCCAAAACATCAACGAATAACATCATCACTGGTGCAGCAGATGCCAATGCGGTTAAACGTGCAACCGCAGACTTTTCAGTAGGTAAAAACGGCAATACCGTGCGCTCATTGAATGTAGCTGTATCTCATTTGGATACATTGGAAAGACTAGGTACAGAGCTAGGCAATGGCAATATGCAAATGGTCAACAAAATCGGCAATGAGTTTGCCAAACAAACTGGTAAGACCGCGCCTACCAATTTCGATGCAGCCAAACAGATTGTTGCTGATGAGGTGGTGAAAGCCGTTGTTGGCGCTGGCGGTGCATTGGCAGATAGGGAAGAAGCTGCTAGAACGATTAACGCAGCACAAAGCCCTGCGCAGTTAACCAGCGCAATCAGAACCTATAAAGAGCTCATGGGCGGTCAATTGAAAGGACTTAAAAACCAATATGAACAATCTACTGGCAGGAAAGACTTTGAGCGATTGCTAAATCCTGAAACAATAGGAGAGCTAAATGGCGGGAATGCTCACCCTGATGATATTAATGCGTTATTAAATAAATACGGTACAAAATAATGGATAATCAAGAGCAATTATATGTGGCGTTACGCAATGCTGATAAAGCTGGTGATGTAGAGGGCGCCAAGAAGATAGCCTCCTATATCCAGACTATGAGCGCAAAGCCAGCACCTTCTCCTTCACCTGATTCTAGCATGTTCGATAGCATCACTAAGAACTTGCCTCATAGCTTAAGTGATGTTACGACAGGATTAGCGACAGGCGCAGTTAAAGGCATTCATAACTTAGCTAATACCGCTTATGGTGCTATTCGTGGTGCTGGTTCAATAGGTTCTACTATCGTTGCCCCATACGATATAGCAAAAGATGCTATTAATGGTAAAGGCTTATCTATACAATCCAATGATGCTAGACGACAAGGTATTGACGATGGATTAACCTCTATTGGCGCAAATCCTGCTAGTGGAGAATACAAAACTGGCAAAATGTTATCTGAGATAGCGGGCACAGCAGATGTAGGCGGTATTTTAGGGGCTGGTGCAGAAGCTATGAAAATGCAAAAATTAGCCAATGCGCTTAAATCAGGCGGCTTATCTACAGGAGCACCAGCAGCCTCTTCTTTATCAGGAGAAGGGCTTACTAACGGCGCAACAAGAGTTGCAGGAGGTGCTATTACAGGTGGCGCACAGGCTGGCCTGATAGACCCAGAAACAGCAGGTACTGGCGTAAAATATGGCGGGGCTTTACCTATTGTTGGTAAAGTAGCAGGGGAAGTAGGCGGTGCTATTAACTCAGGCTTAGATTCTGCTGGGCATACTTTAATGCAAAGCGCACTAAAACCTACTTTAGCGCAAAGAAAATCAGGTGAAGCTGCAAGAGCCGTCCAGACGCTATTAAGCGAAGGATTAAATGCGACTAAAGGCGGTGTAGAAGAATTGCAAAGTCGCGTAGGGGATGTTAATAACCAGATTAAAAGCACAATTGCCAATTCTGATAAAACAGTCAGCAAACAAGCTGTTATAGATGCGCTTAACGATACTACAGGTAAGTTTTCTAATCAGGTCAGCCCTAGTAATGATTTAAACGCTATTAACGGCGTAGCAGATGATTTTAAAAATCATCCTGCTATATCAGGCTCTGACATCCCTATACAGCAAGCACAAGACTTAAAACAAGGTACTTATCAAGTGTTAAAAGGCAAGTTTGGTGAAACTGGCAGTGCAGCTACCGAAGCTCAAAAAGCTTTAGCACGTGGACTAAAAGAACAAATCGCTTTAGCTCATCCAGAAGTTTCAGCATTAAATCAAAGAGATTCAGATTTAATCAATGCACTCAATGTAACAGAGCGCAGAGCTTTACTAGATGACAATAAAAACCCCATAGGATTAGCAGCATTAGCTGGCAGTCCTATAGCAGCGGCTGGAATGTTAGCAGACCGTAGCGCCTTAGTTAAATCATTACTGGCTAGAGGTTCTAACCAATTAAGCAAAACTTCATCTAAAAATGCAGATTTAGCTCGTCAATTAATTGAACAGACCACACCCAGAATGATAGGTGAGTTTTCGCAATAGCTAATTTTTTAAAAAGCCGAATAGACCAGCTAAAAAGAATATTACCGCTACAGCGATTAATTTATACCACATAAAATCAGTAAATTCCATAAAACCTCCAAGACCGCTTAATTGCGGTTTTTGCATTTATAGCACAAAAATATAAAGGAATCAAATTATGCCAAGAAACGGTAGTGGCACTTATTCGCCGCCAGCAGGCAATCCTGTAATAGCAGGGACTGTAATTTCCAGCGCTGTACAGAACAATACCATCAATGATATTGGCAATGAGCTAACTAACTCACTGCCTAGAGATGGCACAGCCCCGCCGACTGGCAATCTTACAATGGGCAATTTCAAGATTACAGGCATTGGTGCGGCTACGCTTGCAACAGACGTTCCGCAATATCAGCAAATCCAATCTGGTGCGAGTTTATACCTCACCGCTGTATCTGGGACTAACACGATTGCAGGAACATTGGCTAGTCCTACTCTCGCGGCTTATGCCGCAGGCAATACTTTTAGGTTTGTTGCGGCAGGAACTAATACTACTGCAACGACAATCAATATTAATTCATTGGGTGCAAAAAATTTATACTTATCAGGCTCCCCTTTAATAGCTGGTCAGATAACCTCTGGATTGTCATATGAAATAATGTACGATGGAACAAATTTTAATATTTTAGGAAGTTCTGCACCATTTATTGACTCTACTGCTCTAGTTAAAAACTCTAGTGACCCCACTAAATTATTGAAATGGTTATTATCCGGACTCACTACAGCAGTAACTCGCACATGGACTGTTCAAGATAAAGATATTACAGTTGCTGGATTATCAGATTTAAGAAGTTACCTCGCAGGGCTAACTATGTCTACTGCTGGTGCTTCTGCGACGATGAGCATAGCCGCTGGGCAGTGCATGGACAGCACAAACACAGTTAGCATGACCTTATCTGCTATTGCTAAAACGACAGCAGCATGGGCGGTAGGAACGGCACAAGGTGGCATTGATACAGGGGCTATCGCTAACTCAACATGGTATTATTTCTATGCGATTCGCAGGCCTGATACAGGTGTGACAGATGTGATTTTCAGCCTTTCATCTAGCGCACCAACATTGCCAGCTAACTATACTCAATATCGTTATATCGGTGCTGGTCTAACCAATGGCTCTGCACAATGGACTAAGTTCTACCAAAATGGTGATGAATTTT